CCTGCACCACTTGTCCAAGAAAGATCTGGCGATGTGCCGTCTCTGCTTCCCTTTGCGCCTGATCCACCGCCTGCTAAAACTAAAACATCGGCAGTAAGACTAGAGCCAGTGATGGCCAAAGTTCCACTAGCTAGGAATGTTCTATAATAATAAGTCGCATCAGATGTCAAAGTTCCACCAGTAACAACTGGCTTTGGAACTCCAGCACCCAGCATGGAAGTTATTGTATTAAGCAACTGCGCCCACCACATACCAAGTGTCTGTAGCAGTCTTAATGCAAGCTGCTGTCTTGTATTGTGCCAATGTAGGGCTAGCTGCTACTGCACCTGCGCTGAGAACTGTTGTAGTACCAGAAGTTACAGCTGAGATCGTTACGACTCCCACACCTTTGTTAAGCACAGTCAATACTGTACCGACTGGGTAAGCCACAGAAGCATTAGTAGGAATCTTGAAAGCAACCGCTGTTGCCTTGTTCATTGGGATAAGAGCCTGATACTGATCAGCAAGGACAGATGTATAATCGGCTGTCTGATCTGAGCCTACTGTAAAGGCTGTCAAGCCATTCATATTATTTGCAGATAGAACCGCACCTGTTGAGAATGGGAAACCGTTAGCCATGTCTTACTCCTTAATAACTTAAAACGCTAGTGTCTAGGATACCGTATAATGCCGAATCTAAGATGAAGCCATCGATTATTGGCTCAGCTGTGCCGTACTTGACTTTCCAACTATTAGGTGAAATCTGGTGGGCAACACTAAATACCTGCTCAGTCTTTGAAAGAGTCGTATTATTAGGCTGACTGGTCGTGACCGTAATAGGGCTAAAGAAATCCAAGGTTAGGGCTGCAATAGTTCCCGCTGTGTAGCCGTCCTGTTGAAGATCTAGGGTCAGCTCATCTACTCGGATAACTGTATCTTTGCGAGAGGCTACAAAGGCTTGTGCATAGTTTAAGGCTTCTGCATCGGTTTCCATAAGTAGCCCAGATTGGTTGTAACTATGGGTAAAGAATTTATCAATAGAAGGCTGATCTATGGCTGTTTGAACGCTACCGCCTAAGCGGGTGATTGTTGCCTTATTGTAGATCTGGGTATCATCAAATACCCATTTAGCATCAAAGTAGTTAATACCTGTGCCATCATCTTTGAAAGATACTGGAGTAGTAGCAACTGAGCCGACTGTAACCGCTCTGTCTTGAAAGGCTAAGCGACCCTGAGCATCCATGTAGATAGCACCAAACTCAGTTGTAGCAACCGTCTGCAAGGCTGATAGGGCTGTTCTCTGGGTTGCTGGATCTGCCTGTACTGTAGTTAGCCCTGTATCAATATCACGAAGGGCAGAAGGCCAAGAGATAGAGTCTAGGATCTTGGTAATGCGTGAGCCTGTAGTCTCACCTGCGACAGCACCTGTTACGCCAAAGAATTGAGCATTCTGGAATAGCCTAAATCCATCTACGGCAGTAAGAGTTGTGTACACAATATCGCCTGTGAATTTAGGTGTTGTCGTGTTATACCCAGTTATATAGCCTGAAAAGATAGGATATGAGACTCCAAGATAAACAGCTGTGATGGTGATCTTACGCATTGGATTGAGATAGTTGTAATAAGGGCTTGCTGGATTTTGAGGGTTGAAATCGCCATTCTGATCCAATATACGGACAGAGGCTGTGCCAGTATTAAACTGCTCAGCTGATAACTGCCGACCTCTATTAGTAGAGATTGAGTCTATAAGATTAGATACATCCACTACTAGGCTTGTGGGTGAGTCAGATAAGACATCTGCACCACCAAGTAAAGATGAGTCCAAGATAAACGGATAGCCAAAACTTGCCCCTGTGGAGAAGTCAATAGTTACATTTATCGTTGGTCTGGTCATAGTGCGCCAGCTGTAGTGAGGTAGTCACCCTGCTTATTGAGGCGGATAATTGTGTCCTGAATAAGTCCAGTAAGTTCATCTGGATTAGCCACAGTATTAGCCTGAATAGTAATGTTGTAAGAATTAGCCGCTTGTGCAGCATAGTTAGCACCGCGTACAGCACCTGCTACACCAGCACCACCCGCTAGACCTGCTAACAGGGATGATCGTGCTACATCTTCAAGATTGAATGTCCCGTTAGGCATAAAAGGAGTATTGGTAAGGCTGGGAACCATTGGAGTAATTGAAGTATTGCCATTTGGTTTAGTTGCAACAATAGTGCTTGCAGGAGCTTTGGTTGATCCAGTAGAGGCAAGATTGATCTTGCTAAGAAGATCTAACGCTGATTGAAGGTTAGCAAGGTTAATTAAATCCTTTGGCATCAATGAGTCAAGAATAGACTTAATGTCTAGTAATTTGACATTTTGCTGTCCAAGTGTTCCAAGGATCTTTAAATCTGCATTGAGTTTAGCAGTAGCCGCTTCAATTGCTTTCTGATCTCCAGCAGCGATAGCATCTTCAAGGATAAGGATATCTTGCTTGACTCGTAGGCGAGCAACATCGTTAGCGATAGCCAAAACCTGAGATGCGTTAGTTGCCTTGCCTAATTGCTCAGCTTGATTAGTTAAAGCTGCTGCAATCTGGATCTTATCCATATCAAATATGTCTGTACCTTTGGCAAGTGCAAGGTTAGCCTTATCAATGGCATTCTGTAATTGCTTGGCTTTAAGTTGTGCTGCTGTTTCCTTTGTAAGGATCTTAGCCTGAACAACAGTCTTTTTAGTAGTTGCTAAAGATTTAGCCTGTGCGGCTAGTAATGAATTATAGAAAACACCTGACTTTGTGCGCTCGGCTAGATCTGCTTTGCGATCTGCCGCTGTTGCTCTACGAAGATCGCGAAATGACTCAATTGGATTTCCGCTGGCGAGAATTCCGATATTACGAATAAGGCGAGATATACCAATAGCAGCATCACCAATACCAGAGGCAAAGCTCTCGATTAGCCCTAGTGTCTTAGGCAATCCCCCTGAACCGCCAAGTGTACTAAGTGCTGTAATTAAATCTTTGCCAATTGATTCAGCCGCATTGGCTGTAGCTACATTAAGGCGATCTAGCGAACCAGCATATGAATCGGCTGCCTGTTGTGCCTGACCACTTGAAACCTTGGCGATCTGAGTAAGAATATCCTCGAATGACATGGCAGCAATTTCAGTTTTGCTAAGACCAATACCATACTTGATAAGCCCGCGAGTATTGCCAGCGTATGCCTTGGCTAAGTCATTAGAGACAGTTACTACATCTTGCCCAGACATAGCCGAAAGGTCTAATGCTGTGCGTAGCAGATCCTGAGACTTTGCATAATCGCCAGTAGTAGTAAGTAACTTCTGATATGCCGGGCGCAGGAGATCATCGAGCACACCGTATTGGCGTTCTAAATCTGCAATAAATGTTTTAACGGCTGGATCTGCAAAAGCAAGCCCTAAGTTATTAAGAGACTTAGTTAGTACCTGAGCGGCTTTATCATCAGCTGCGAAAGCCTTAACCGCATTCTTAGAATAGTTAAATAAAGCACGACCGCCTAGAGCTATTCCTAGGCTTCCCGCTAATTTCTTAACATTTTTTGTAAGGTTAAGCGTTGCTGTATCGGCTTGCTTGAATGCTTTATTGCCAGTAAATTCTGCGGCTAAGTCAATTACTATATTAGCCATTATTATACCCTCGCTCTAGCATTTAGTTTATCGCTTGCAGATTTAATGGCTTTGAGTACGCCATCTCTAGCCTTGCCGTTATTCTCCTCATAAGCGCGAAACAAAGCACGACCTTCCATCTTTGCATCGCCTTTCATTTGACCGCCAGATTTGTTTATTTGATTTCTAACAAATCGGCTATCTGGAGTCTTACGACCCATAGTTTCATAGATAGCACCTGCGGCGCTTTTATTGAATAAGCGGGCAAGGGATCTAAACCCTCTGCGATTAGGCTTTGATGGAGTTGTTTTATATCCAATACCAGCCTTAGCAATCTTGGCAGAATAAGTGGGAAAGCGAGCCTGAGAATTATCTCGTGGGAGCCATCCGCTTAGTACTTGTGAGTCATCTGGTAGATACCCTCTAGCAGCCTTTGTAACGGGTTTTAAGGCTGCG